CGTCTCTCCGTGAGGAAGGAAACATTTGCCGGACACGTGTTATGCTAACATCGTGTCCATTAAAGTATTCCTTTCCGCAGGACTCTCTGAACTTTCCAGTCCAGAAAGACTTGCTCCGGTTTACCCGAAACCCAAAAGCTTCGAGTTTCCGGATCACAGAACGCACGCTGTCGACGGGAACGATAATATCGTCACCGTAGACACGCACCAAACTACGGAAGGATAGAATATCCTTCCGCGTGAGAGGTCGCTTAAGCTCCTCTTCGATCCCCATAAAGACTACGGTTAGGAAAACCATGGCCTCAATAGGGAAAGTGAGGGCTGAACCCATAGACGCGTACTTGGCCAAGCGAATAACGCCATGACCCTGTACATCAGCCTTCCGGCTCCGACACGCATCTATCGCCTGGAACGTCCAGGGGTAGTGTGCGAAAAGGAGGCGTACATGCTGATTCGAAACGCGATCACTAGCTTCACTCAAATCGAGTGTTGCAAGGTGACCCTTAGCCGATCCATCCTTGGCCAATTTCTGGTTGATGGATTGATCGGTGAAGCCCACCATCCCGGGAATGTGGTTAGCATTCTCGAGTGGGGGGACGAGAGAAGCCGCGAGTGCCTGCTGACAATATTGCATTGCAGTGGGTTCTACGGCTATGATTCTCGGCGTTCGTTGTGTTTTAGGAACAGAGATAACCTTAACGGGTGTCTCTCTTCCGGGTTCAGCGAAATCCGAATCCCAAAACTCTTCTGAGTATTTTGGGGTCGGCGCCAGGTACATTTCACAAGGAAATGCAACTTCCAACCTCTGTGTCCAAGCCATGCCAGCGTACTTAAGGTTACCCCTAAGGCCGTCAGCAGTGGCTCCAGGACCATGTTTTGGCCAGAGAGAAAGATTGTAGGTATCAAACTCAACCTTTCTCAATATTGGCCCAAACAATAGTTGGCTAATGCGTGAAAAATCTAAGGCGTTAGCCTTGGAGAATTCAGCATCAGAGCGTCGGATTTCGCGTTCACATTGGACAAATGCCTGCATAGCTGCTTTCTCGCGCATATCAGTGCACGGGATCGCAATCTTCTCCGCGAAGAGGCAAAGTTGCCTGATCGCGAAGATAGAATCTACGCAAGCATCGTCCAATAAGCGACCACTAGTCCGATCGAACACACGGTCAAGGAAACCCCCCAAAAAGGCGGGGAGACCAGCTCTCCTCTTGAAACCAAGAAAAGAGTCAGGACCTACCGAGCCTTGTTCAAGACTTTTTTGGAAGTCTTTACCAAAGCTGGGCAAGGTTATCGTAAGAAACGATAGCCCTTCGTGTTCCGATCGCTCTGTGACTGTTTTGCAGTCACGGAGGGTGCTAGTGCAACACCAGCTGCCTAGTTCATAGGACAGCTGTTTCCAGAGTGCTATCAGGCTTTTCATAAATCCCCCTAATTGGGTGGTTTATCCTTAGCCTCACAGCATCCCACAACCGAATGAATCCAGTTGCGCCTAGACGATCTCCAGCAATGGAGTTGATGCTGGGGTTAGTTTTCCCCGTTGAGCATCTTCACCAAAGCTGCGTTCGACGAAGCCGTAAGCATGCCAAGCATGCCAACGACGATGTCGAGCACTTCCTCGTTCGTGTAACCGACAGCCGGCTCGTCGACGACGATGTATGTTGACATCGAAACCTTCGAGTTGGTAGCCGGAACGAACGGATCGGCGGAGATCTTCGAGTGATCGATCCGAAACGTCCTGCGAGTGCGACGACCGTACTGGTCGGACACAAGCAAGGCGACAGAGTCATCGCCAGCGCGGTAGTCGGACGCATTCTCCCGGGAGGAAACCCTCGGGAGAGACGTCGCGACACCATCGATGGTGATACTCTGCGGGTCAGCGAATGCCATAAGGCAACACTCCTTCTTTGTGGCCTGGATAGGCCGTGGTGAATGGCAGAGATCCTGCTATCTACCCTGGCTGATACCTAGGGCAGCAATGATGGAAAGCTGGAACGGGTCCAAACCGTCCCAACTAACCCCGAAACCAAAGGGGTTAGCCTTGCGACGCTGCTTTGTCTCAGTGACAAGCTGCAGCGAGGCAATGTTGGGCCGTCCCGGCGCAAAGTCCGGGAGGGGGCCGTAACCATAGGTGTCTGTAACGATGGTGTGAACCATCAGATACCCATAGTGCATAACCAGCCGTTGACTAAGGAAATCGTTTGCATTGGAGATAACATCTCCAGTGTTCGAGAACCAGTCAATGGCCCAGCTCCAAGGGGCAAGATTCCACGCCGTTTCCGCCGTGAAATCGGTCCCTAGTATGGCATTTATCTCTGGATGCCTAGACAGCTTCTCCCCGAAATCATCCGGGAGGAAGTATGTAAAGGCACCAGAGAACCACACCTTGCGTTGAACATTACGTTCACGCCAGGAACCGGCGCTTGGAGGAATCCCATACGCATTACGTACAAATTGATTAACGCCTTCAAACCCAAAGGGTCCAGAGACGTTATCAAATTGCGTAGTACTCGTATCGGATTCTAATGGAAAGGTATAGCTGCGACGCACGACTCTGTTTGCATCCCTCTTAAGCTGAGACAAAAGTTCCTCAGCATGAGAAACGCCATGGACAAGGTCCTTGACGCTAGATACAATCGGAGCTACCCCAAATTGGTAATTGAGGTACTCGCCTGCCCCCTTCTTCGAGGGAGGCTTGCGACCCTTCATGAGGAGATGCGCGGGAATGGACGGAAGTCCCTCTCGCATAATCTCGCCAAGAGTGGTTGCGAAATCAGCTACCGGCTCTCCAGGTTTACACCTGGAGATGGCAGTCGCTCCGAGTTCATCCATTTGGTCAGTTGTTAGTTGACCAGACGGAGGATAAACGAGGCGATAACTGTTATAGCCGTTATTCGAGTGAACGTATTCCAACGCCTGGGCGTTGCATCCAAGTAAATGGCCACGAAAGCCAAGTATTTGAGCTGCAGCGGGCCAGGGCGCTTCGAGGACAGCATAGGGCGGCGGTAAAGCCGACCCATACTTCTTCAAAGTAAAGAAATCCGAACCCTCGTCCTGTAGTCTCGCTCCTTTAGGGCGAGGCCACTGGTTGCCTTTCGAGTCAGTAACCTGACTCCCAACACAATCGATCTCGAAAATCGGGTGATATGAAGACTCATGTTCGTTCTTCACCTCTCCCGTGAGGATTGGGCCAGGGAGCGAACGCTCCCTGACTCTTCGATGTGTTGGCATTACTGTTCCTTTGGTTGTGATATATCGTAAGATATATCTGGAGTTGCACTGCCACTGGGGGGGAGTCCTAC